ACCGGGTAATGTCCTTGATACTACTGGTTTGCCTGTTAAATTTTCGCTTGACATTAAAATGTTTCTCCTTCTCCCATGGGTATTTCAGTAAAAATGTTTTGTTTGCCTTTCTTTGGTAGACCTCTTACTGCCAGCACTGTGGCCGCGTTAACAAAACCACCCAGTTGTGCCGCTTGTGCTTCAGCACGTAATTGGCTGGCACTGAATTTTTGTGTTGTAATTTTTAGTGCTGTGTTGTAATTGTCCACAAATTGATCTTCAGCAAACTTGGCCGAGGTCTCACCTATGATGTCTGTTGGTGTGCCTTCTAATGTTATACCAGTCTGCGAATATTTTGCGTACTGTTCTGCCAGTGCTTTTCTTCTAGCACGATCACGTTGATACTTACGCAGACCAGCGGCCTCACCTTCTTGTATGATAGAATAGTCTACAAAGTTGGCCTGTGTTTCTAACATCTTGGCATTCATGTATCCAGTGTATATAGATCCCGCGGCACCCAGTATTGGGGTGGCAATCTTACTGACTGTGCTTAATGTTTTGAAAAGACCACTGTTGGTAATGGCACTATATGTTGATGCTATGCTTGATGCAAATGAACTTGTGGTAGCCGTCGCGGCCATTGATCCACCTGACGTTGAAAGGATTGACCCTGCGGCCGCTCCACCAGTCGCGTATATTGCCGCTCCTGCTATTGCTATTTTGGCTAGATCTTTTGTTGGTGCACACATGGTTAGGTTCTTTTCCTCTCGACTAGTAAAATCTGTTCATTTCCAACGTTGAAACTTGAAAATTGTTTAAAATTTAAAATATTTAGCCATTTTATACTGTGCTGGTGCTTGTTCCAAACCTGCACGATGTGTCTGGCATCTGGTGTCTCTTGTTCGTTTTTTTCTATCATCTCCTGTGCGTTACGAGTGATGTCAACGAAATGTTCTGCCACCATCGGTGTTGCGATGAACCAATACCAGTACACGTTGGGAAATGTTTGATAACCCGCACACAACACAGGGATATCTCCGTGTGTGGCACTGACCCCGTGCAGGTCGTCAAACATATCTAACATCCTTTTCTTGGTGTAACCCTGTAACATGATCTCCATCTCGTCCCACCATCGCATGTGATTGACCACATACTCGTAGTGTTGTCTATTCAATGGATGTGTTTTCAGATTATCCCGCTTCTTGGATCTTGCCGAGACCAAATTTCACCTCCGTGGTCAAGGCCAACAGTGTCACAGGCAGTCCGGTGTCGTTGACCATGGTGACCTGTGGTGTCCTGCTCCAACCAGATAGACGCACACGTTTCATTCCTGTGTATGCCTGTACTGGTGTGTTCAATAAATTGCTCCCCATTGCCTTGAATGGCACGGTAAAGTTGTCAACCTTGAGATATTTGCTACGGTCAAATTGTAGTTCACACTGCACTTTCCTTACACGTTCTCCCAGCGTTGTCAGGTTAGCACTTGCTACCTGCACTGGTAAAGTTTTTGCGGTTGATGTGTATGCGTGTCCTATTGCTGTGCTAGAACTTGATCTTGTTAATGTAAAGTTGCCTGCCGCTGTCACTGTGACATCTGGATGGACCTGACCGTCTGCTATCACCTGTACGGTCTTGCCTTCCAGTCCTTGTGCACCTGTGAAACTCTGTCCAGTGGCACTGGTTGAATGATAAGCGTCTAGATACACTTCATCTTCTGTAAGTTTTTCTAGAAACAGTTTTGGGTTTAGTGTTGATCCGTCACTGCTGAACCGTTGTGTAAGCGTGTATAGGTTGTCATCTACCACGCAAAGATCTTTGAAATTGCCATTGGTTGTCCATTTGGTCCAACCCACAACCGTGTATTCTGTGTTGACACCTAAAACTGCCATAGAACCATCGCTGTTCAATGCAAACACAAAGTTATTGTTGGTGTCATCGTAATTTTTTACAAAGGCCAGATTGTTGCAACCAGTCAGCATGTCATGGTGCACCAGGTTGTAGTTCTTGGCACTGTATGCGTCTGTGTTGAAGTTGTAAACGAATGCCCTTACCACCTTGCCACCCTTCTGTGCGAACAACACCTCGTTGTCAACCACCACTGGTCTGGTCCTGTCAGCATCTATGCCGTACCTGGTCTGTTGCCTGATCAAGATGTTAGACGGTGTCACAGGTTCTCCTGACATGTCAAACTCTCCATCTGACGTGAATATGAACAATGATTGTTGTGATACTAGGTGTCTGATGATGTTCAATTGGTCAGATGCTATCGTAAACTGTAAACCTGATATATCAGTGATCTCTCCAGTGACGTCACCATTGCTGGCCACCACCCTAGAGAAGTTGTCAAAGTTGAAGAAGTCTCCCGACTGCGATCCAAATATGGTCTGTGGTTTGTCCCTGCTACCACCAAATATCAATCTGTTCTGATGGAATGACACCGATCTTGGCCATCCACCACCTTTGGTTGAATTTAGATTTGAGAAAGCATCTATCTGCCATTCGTGTCCTTCAGCGGCCTGTGTGTCAACTAATTCATATATGGTGTCACAAACTGCAACAGTGGTGCTTGAAATTGATTTAATTTCTGCCTGCCCACCATTGATGTCAATCTTCATACCAACGTGTCCGTCTGGCCAAGCGGCATCCACCCATGTGTATGATCCACCTGACAGAGTGTAGTTCACGTTGTTGCCTGAAGCACTGGCTGGTGTTAGTGTGGTCCCAAAATTAAAATTGGCCTGTGGCAAGTGATCAAATGCTAGATATGTAGATGTCCAGTCTGTGTTCGTGGCACCTCTGACCAACTGTATGGGCCTCATGTCCGCGTGTACCATGATCATGTAATCAAAACTCTGTGTGAATCTTATCTCGTCAATGTTGTCTGTGTCTATGGGTATGACGTTGCCGTCTGTGCCGTTTGTGAGTTTGACTATTCTAGAATCGTTGTAGAATATGTGTATCCTAGCGTTGCTGGATATTGTGCTGTCCTCTGGTTCAATCAGGATCACGTATTCCTGTCCATCTGAAAACTTGAAAGGCAACATCCTTGACTGTGGATGGAAACCGATCGAGTTAAGAGTGGTTGAACCATCTGGTGTGGTGGCATCGTCTGGATGTGCTGATATGTGTTGGAAACCTTTACGTTTGGTAAGTCCACCCTGTGGTAAACAAAGGAAGTTTTCGCAGGTCTCGAGTCCTGCTTTGTAGATTGGAGTCTCTCCCCTACCTGCTAGGAACGGACCAACTTGGCCTTGAGTGAAGTTGTTCTGTGTGAATTTTCTTGTGGCCATTAACTCTCATGACGTAGATAGTTTTTGTTTGAACTAGACACGTTGCCAAGGTGAGCCTGTATCAGCCTTCCGGCCGGCATCACGTTGGTTGGTGGATTCTCTTGTCCGTCTGCTATCCTTGCCGCTCTCAATTTGATGTTGAAGTCTTGTAACAATCTCTCGTTCAATGTGCCTATACCTGTTATGGCCTCATTGATCTCGTATGCCACTTTGGCTACCAACGCTTCAATAAAGAACACTGGGAAGTCGTCTTCGACCATTTCCTGCACGTATTCCAAGAACAATGTTTGATCATTGCTGTATACCTTGTTGCCTTCGATCTTGTAGTCATCCAGGTACCTGCCCTCGTCGTTGAAAACAGATTTGATCCTGATGATGTTGCCTGGCAGTGAATGCACGTAAGTGAAGTTCTTGTCAGATGGTGTCTCGTTCAGCCTGTTCATGGCCTGTTTGATGATAGCGAAGTTCCAGAAAGTGTAGTACAACAGACCTTTCTTGGTCATGTCATACATCGTCGAGCAAACGTTTGCTTCGTGTGATCCTTCTGTGAAACTGGCTATTGTTGATGCACCGCATTTGGTCAGTGCTTTGTTTGATATTGAAATGTTTGTTTCCGTCATAAAGTGGAATCCCTTTTTGTTGTAAACTTATTTAGCGGACATAAAAAAAGACAGGCCCACAATCCAGTTGGGGCCTGTCTTTGTAGTGAGGTCTAAATTACAAATTATTCTGTAACTTGAATCTCCACAACTCCGTCCGCATCTATCACGGTTGAACCACCAGACATAGTACCAAGTACTAAGTGGCTGGCTTTCTGTGGAACATAGTCAATTCTTGCCTGCATATCTTGTGCAAGTGCTAAACCAACACTGTCCTTGTGAATTGCGTAACATTTTCTAACAACTGAATCAGATGTCAAGAGATTGCTTGATATCACTTTGAAGCCAAAGATTGAAGGTACGAAACCTGTTGCTAAAGCCGTGTTTGTGATAACACCTGAATCGCTTGATACTAACGTAGTGTCAGTCAAGATGTCTGTAAGAGCGGCTGGAGACACGATCAAAGTCCTGTCATTAGTCGGTACGTCTAAAGCGTTTAAGGCTTCGTGTACTTCTAATAAAGCGGCTTTGTTCAATCCATTTGCTCCTTGAGCAGTCGTCTTGATGTTAGTTGGTGTTGAGGCATCTAACGCATCAATGATCTCTTGGTCAACTGCTCTTGATAGAGCGGCCGCGATCGATTGTGCAAATGTAGACCTCAAGTCTATGTTAACCTTAAACATGTCCATGTCATCTACATATTCACCTGAATGGAAGTTGTTCAACGTCGCTGACACAACACTGTTCTGTGCTGTACCACCTGTGTATGCTCCCGGTGATGTTAGAGATTTTGAAGTATCAGACATTGCTGTGATGTCTTCAAATCTTGCCTTGTTTTTGATAGATCCACCTTTTGTTAATTTGTGGAACTTGTAAGTTGAACCAGTAACGTTTCTTACAACTCTTACTGAATCAACTAATTTTGATGATGTAGCCTGGTAAGCCTGTTTTACATCATCTGACCACATCTCTATGAAACTGTTCGATAAAGATGTACCTGCGTTTGCTACTAATGCCATGTTAATGACTCCTTTGTAGTTTTAGTTGTTGTTATAATAAACGCTGGGAATTGTGTTGGTTGTTTTTGGGGCCTTGCGGTTGTCCTTACTGGCAACGAACGTTCTTTGCTTGTGATTTACAGCACCACCAACTGGCCTAAAGTATTAGACATCAGCGGGCCTAACGGTTGTCCGCAAACATATTTATATTGACATCTGGAAACAGTGTTGCCAATTGTTTGACGAATCGATCATGTCGCTCCTGTGTGCATTGGTAGTGTTCGGGTGTGTTGGTGTCTGTGAGTGGCCTGTAGATGCTTTTGGGTCCACCGTCAAAACCAAAACAATTCAGTTGCGTGAAACCCATCCTCGCGGCCAACAGCATGGCCCAGTGTCCTGACAGCAGTACCTGGTCACCCTGCTCTGGATGATGTATGGGTTGCACGTTGCGTATGCCACAAGTGCCATACTGTCTGATGCGATCCTGCGGCACAAACACTGTGCGTACACGATCCCGTGCCATTTGTTGCAACACCGCTTTGTCCTGTGCTATCAGGAAAGTGGGTTTGAAGTCCTGGTATATGTGATTACAGCCAAACGTGACCCATGGGTATGGTGAGGGTCTCCATTGCCTACGGCTGGGACCGTTGCCCAGTATGGTGGCCTGCACTAGTAACTCTTGTGTGATTTAACTGTTTTGAATTGGGCTTTCTTGACTGCACCCCGGTGTGGTTTGTAGGCACCCTTCATCAATCTGTATGACGTGCCTCGCTTCATCCAATGGAATCCCTTTGGTGCCGACACTGATTTAGTTTTCATCCTGTTTCTCCTTTTCAAATCCCTGTTCCAGCAGTTCGCTGGTGGTTGATTCCCGTCGCACTGGACTGAATCTTATGGAGTGCCATGGTGCTGTGAGTCCGTGGCTGTTCTTGTATATGGCCCCGGTCTCCATGGACTGTGCGGCCATGAACTCGCGTGTGCCGTTGCCGTGCCTCTTCTTCTGCACCACCCGGCAGGGCCTCCACTCCTGTCCACGAGCGTAGTATCGGGTGTGATTGGTCTTCTGTCCCTTTGATGTCTTTACACCTGCCACTGTGGTCCTCCATTATGATCTTGCCGTCCTCGCTGATCTGATCACTGCCGCTCTAGTGACGTGACCTTTTCGGCCTTTTGCTATTGGTCGTTTGCCCGCGGCACGTCTCCGGTTGGCATAGTAGTACAGACCTTTCCGGGCAACCCTGCCAGATTTGGTCCTGTGATAACCCTTGTTCACGGTGTGATCCCTTCGCGTTTAAAAATTTTTTTAGTATTTACTTCCATGCACGACAACTCCAGTAGCGAGCACCCGTCTTAGGTCCCGGTGTGCTACACCTGTGCCTGGCCAGGAAACTCTTCCTCCTAGCGGGGTTTGACTTCTTTATGGTCATCTTGGGGTCTCCAAACCGCACGGTGTTGACGTTACCCGTCCGGGGGTTACGCACTTTGACGGCAAACTTCTTTGACTTGCCGGGTGTCCTGTACGGTTTGTTCAGTGCCATGACTAGTACTTCCGTTTCCTGCCCTTGCTAGTCTTTGCGGTTTTCTTTTTCTTTGACATGGCTTTCGCGGCCCTCATGGCCCCCTTGCCTGCCCTTGATCTCGTTGCTCTCATGGTGTGTCTCCGGTTATGTGGTTGATCTGAATCGACGCGGCCGCTTCAGGACCGTGGTCTGGACCTTGCGACCGTACCTCCTACGCTTACGACCCCTGGGAGAGGTGATGAACGCTCTTGGTATGGTTGTCCCGCTTGGCATACAGATATTTAACCTTAACGGAAATTTTTTTTGAGTTTTTTCTTGGGTGTGCGAGGGGGTGGCTTAAAATGGTGGCCGTGGCTCATCACGGTAACACACTATTACCAAATCTTGGTTTTTTTTGGGCACCCCATTACCAGCCACCGTAGCAACCGTGAGCCAGATTCTGTAGCAATCTGCCCCCACCGTGAACACGGTAA